ATGATTAAGCGTCAACAATACTACGATTCATTACAGGAGGCAGCATAGGTCGAACATCCTTGAGAAAAAAGTGTAAACCAATATTGACAATATCATTATTTTTCTCTTCGTCAGAAAGAGCTTTCGAGAGCACGCGTTCGTGCAAAGCATTTAACTGTTTTTCAAATTCTTGTTCGTTCATTACAATTCTCCTTTGTATGTAAAAAGAGCCCTGGAATACAATTCCAAGACTCTTTCGCGACCGGACACCAGTCATTCGCTAATTAGTGGAATAATACCATTATGTGCAAGCCTTGTCAAGTTATTCCTAAAATTTATATTTTTGAAAAATTGCACCGGTGCAACAACATCAGAGTTTCTCGAATACCATAGTAGCCTGGATCCGGTCTCCGCCGCCGAAGCCGGTACTATTGGCAGAAGCGGTGGTAATAGTGTGGTGCAGGCGGTATCCCTTTGCAGCCTGGGCGTTGATCACATCCTCGAGCTCCTTCAGATTCTTGGATGCAGTTCCGATAAGTTTCTCCTTAAGTGTCACTTGTAATACTACATACTGATTCATAGTGATTCCCATTTCTTTTGTGCGCCCCGATCTCGATCATCTCTTTTACAAACTGAATGTCCTCCGGCTTCACTTTCCGTGAGGCATCGAAGAGGACCTTGTATTCCGGATTCTCGAAGAGAAACTGAGCCATGTCACGGGCTTCTGGATTGAGATAATAGCTATCCGGAATAATTTCAGTAGATTCTTTTTTTCCAATAAGGTAATTCATGTCGACATTGAGTAAATCACCCATGAGGTGTTTCCTTCCAATTAAATTAGTAGAGCTGCACTACAATAATTGTAGAAAACATATGTTCCCGTGTCAAGAAAAAAAGCAGCATTTTTTGACCTGGAACAATTACATAAAACCCAAAATTAGGTTTGACTTTCAAGAGATCTTGTCTAAGCAGAATGATGCTTTGTTGATAAGTACGTGAAAGAGGTGTGTGCGGATGACCAATTATAACAAGGTGCCCCGGGAGACTGAATAAAATAGTGAATACCTCCGATATACATGATAGAACAGGTAGACCCGGAAACAGGAACGGAGGCGCTTATGCAGGTCGGTGGAGTCGGAAGCGGACATGACACATATTCTCATCATGTAACATCATGTCTTCATGAACATGGGGCAAATACGGATACGGGCAGTATGGGGGCTAAGTCCGGAGCCGCGCAGACGGCGCAGATGGCTACAGAAGCCTTGCAGGAGAATTCTAAGGGAAACCTGTTGTCCTGGGTACAGAATATTGGGAATAGTGGAAAACAGCTCTTACAGAAGATCTGGGGAGACAGCAAAGAATCCAATGACGCGATAAGTTCACAGAAGGATGGCAGCGGTAATCATATCGCGGGTCAGGAGACGCTTGTTACGGGAAATTCTGTGGGCGTGAAGACTACGTTGAACAGGGCGGCGGTGGAGACGGCGGCTACCCATACGTATTTCCGGCCTGTGGAAGCAAAGGATGCCATGCCGGCGAATCCTTTTCAGAAAGTGCGTTATCAGGTACAGAAGGTAGCCAGAAAACTGATGGACCGGCTGCCGGGACGATTCCTGGGATCCCATAGCGGAGATTTCCTGCAGACAAAGCAACAGCATACTAAAGAGGATCTGCGGAAGAGAAGCCAGTACAAAGAGGACGATCAGGAGATCGAATGCATTCTTACGGATGAAAGCTACCTGACAGATTCCTATAATCGAAAGGGAGAATACAGCCATCTTACTACGGATAAATAGGATGTGGTGAAATTTTTCGTAAAATTTCGTAGGGTTTTAAAATAAATGCGAAAAGAGGTTGAAAAACCTTTTGCCGCATTTATTTTTTTTACAAAAAAATAGAAAAATTCCGATAATGCGGCGGGGTATAGCAACCCTTCCGCATTATTTTTTTTACGCATAAAGAAGGAGAGGTGAGAGCATGAGCAAAAAGCCGTATACAAGTTTAACTTTTGAAAAACGCCAAATTATAGAAAATATGGCAAAAAAGAAGCAGACGCCGCAGCGGATTGCAGAAGCGACCGGGGTTCATGTGACGACTATTTACAGGGAAATGAAACGCGGTCAGACAAAAGACGGATACAGTGCAATCAAAGCACAATGTGAAGTTTTGAGATAATACGGGTCAACAGATCGGCCATTTTATAAAGGTTATATTTTCGGAGTAGGTCAACAGGTTTTCGGTTCAGTTTTTAAGGTGAAAACAGAACAGCGGTGGAGAACACGAACGCTTAAAAAAGTTCCATGAAGGATAACAGGTTTTTTACTTTTAAGGCGAAAGTAAATAAGGTTTGGAAGTTCCCGACAAAAAACAGCCGTCGGATCGCGTGAAAGCCGATTAACAAGAACACGCCCGAAAATATCACCCTTATAAAATGGCCGATTATAGCAAAAACGAAAGGAGCGTGAACCGGTGGACAAAGAAACAGACGCACTTCTGAAAATTGCAAGAGAAAGAGAAAACAAAAAAGATCTTCTGGCTTACCAGAAGTTAAAAGAGATTAGCACCGGAAGAACATATTCGGAAGTACAGGACATTTTAGACAGAATGGGAAAGCAGCTTTCACGGTGGGTAGGCGCTACACCGTGTCAGCCGAACGAATACGCGTTAGACTGGCACGGCCACAAAGTAACGCCGCCTATTGAAGAAACAACAGGCGACAGAGAGTAGAAAGGAGCGTGAACCATTGCGAACATTTAAAGAAACTTCAAAGATCGTCGAGGAAGTGGCAAACATAGCGCTGCAGGCAGCAGGGGAAGAAAGGAGAATTTGCAACGAAGATTATTATTTTTAGAAGCCTTCGCAAGTATTCGGAAGACGACTTCAACACATTCGCGGCAGCGCTGCACGACGTACCGGGAGCGAAGGCCAACAAAAGAACCTTGACAATAGAAGCGAACGGCCACCGGGTAGAGTTCCGGAACGGTTCGCCATACGAACCAAAGAACGCCGGCCTTCATGCAGACATAACGATCCCACATTATGACTACATAACAGCCGGATCGGAATATGGAAAGGATCCGCGGTTCCGAAATTGTTCATTCACCCGCGTTCTGGAAATTATGAAAGGAACAGTGAAACCATGAAAGAACGACCGGAAAGAAAAGTTATTTTCGAGATTACCGGCGACGGCCTGACCGCGGAAGAAGTCGGCAGGATCCGGCAGGTAATAAGACACCTTAATTATAAAAGAGGACGACGCAAGGCGCCGCGCCTGTTTTATAGATACAATTTCACCCAAAGAAAGGAGATCTAACAAAATGAGTTTAGTTGACGCGTTCGCGAAAGAAGACAGAACCGAAGTGAAGTTTTCACAGTTCTTCGCACTGGTAAAGCAGGCGGCACAGTATGAAACAGTTATGAACGCCGTAAATTGCGACGTTCCGCACCGGTTTATCAGGGAGACAATGACCGGAAAGAAAGAAGAGGTTCCGGAAATTCCAGAGAAAAAAGAAGCCGTTCTGGGCGTTGCGAAGGTGGACTTCGACGCGGAAGAGTTCAGAAAGACTTTGCAGGAAGCCACCGCAGAGATCAAAGCGAAGTTCGGACCGGGAGAGGACGAAGCAGAACAGGAGCAGGAAGCACCGGTAAAAGAGCCGCCGGAAATTACCGCAGAAAGTATTCTGGCAGCAGCAGAAGAAACCACACTGGCAGCAGCAGAAGAAACCACACTGGCAGCGGCAGAAAAAACCGCCCGCAGAAGGTAGAAAGGAGAACGAAACATGGTAGCGGTAGGAATTATTTGTTTTATCGCGGGAGCAGTCGCCGCAACGGTTGGCCTTGTGGCCTTCGGCGTACACCTTGCGAACCAGAATAAACAGTGAAAGCGCTTATGAAATATCCGGGCAGCAAGTGGGGATCTGCGGACTGGATAATTTCACACTTTCCAGAACATAACAGTTATTTAGAACCGTTCTTCGGTTCCGGCGGCGTTTTCTTCAACAAGCCACGATCGGACATTGAGACAATAAACGATCTTGACGGCGAAGTGGTAAACCTTTTCAAGCAGATCCGGAACGATCCGGAACGTCTGGCCCGCGAAATATACTTCACACCATATTCACGGGAAGTCTACGAAATGGCATACCAGAAAGAACCGGAAAACGACCTTGAAAAAGCAGTTCTATTTTACACGCGCCTAAACATGGGCCACGGGTTCAGGACACAGGGCGAGAAAGTAGGGTGGAAACTGGACGTTCAGGGAAGGGAAAAGGCCTACGCGGCCGCGGACTGGTGCAAGATACCGGAAAAGATAATGGAAGCAGTGGAGCGCCTGCGGGGCGTACAGATAGAGAACCGCCCGGCGGTAGAAGTGATCCGGAAGTTCAATTTTGAAAACGTCCTGATCTATTGCGATCCACCTTACGTTCTTTCTACCAGATGCCGGAAACAGTACCGGCATGAAATGACGGACGAGGATCACGAAGTATTACTGGAAACATTGCTGCAGCACAAAGGCCCGGCAATTATCAGCGGTTATTCTTCGCCGCTATACGAAGAACGCCTGAAAGACTGGTACCGGGAAGAACGGATAAATTACGCACAGAACGCGCAGCAGCGCCGGGAAGTTATATGGTGCAACCAGAAGACAGAGAAAACGGCGCAGCAGTTGACATTATTTTGAAAGGAAAACGGCAAATGAAAAGAAAATATGGCGTTGTAGATTACCTGCGGAAGCATTACCCACCGCCGGAAGGATCCGGAGAAGTAGAAGTGGAGTTCTTGGAAGGCTACGACAGCATAGAAGGACCGGACGGATCAATAGGCTTCGGCGTATTTGTTCCACCAGAAGAAAAGATCTATATTGCCGACGACTTACCGGGCGGCGAAGAAAGCATGATCGAAACCGTGGCCCATGAATGGAAACACTGGCTTCAATATTGCAACGACGAAGCATACGACGAAGAGGAAGCGGAAGACTTCGCCCAGCAGATTGTAGAAGAATTTTTATAAGAAAAGGAGATCAAACCATGAGCAACAACAATTACGACGCATTTAGAACCTTTATTGAAGGCCGTTTCGGCTTCGGGGGGGCAGAGCATGAAGAAAGAAGGACAGAAGGCGCCCTCTATTGACGACCTGAAAGAAGCGGGATCCGAAGAAGAGTTCAAAGCCCGCCTGAAAGAAGGACAGGCGTTCAGATTAAAAGAAAAGGCCGGGTTCCATGTAATAAGCATTGACGAGAACCGGCCGCCACTGGTGCAGGTGATAGGGGATAGCGATCTGATCGCGCAAATGTTGGCGTTTGCAATTTCGGAGATTATCGAAAACAGCGTGAAAAATGGAGTTCCACGCGAACAGGCCGAAAGAATGTTCCGGATCGCGTTAGAAATTGGAATAGCAACTTCGAGAAAATAGCAGGAAGGGAGAACACAGCATGAAAGGAAAAATGAACTTGCCTTTGAAAGAGTTTTTAACCTTAGTAGGACCGGCGCAGGTTTTACACATTATCGAAGAAGGCGAAACAGAACCGGCCTTCAAAGATAGATCCGTAAAAATAAGAGATCACGAAGAATTACTGGATCGCGAAGTGAAATTCATTCAGCCGGCAGCAGATACAGAGAACGCCGGAAAGTATATCTTCAAGATCTGGATCTATCCGGTGACTGCATGATTACGGTAAAAGATTTTCTGGAAAAGATAACGAACCCGGACCGGATCAAGATTGTAAAGGGCGAAGAAGTCCTTTTCGCAGGTTACAAGGGCGCCTTAGTTCATGAAGGCGCCGCGGACCTTTCACCGGACATTCTGGAAGCGGAAATGGTATCTTTCAGAATAGATCCGGAGATCCGGGCGAAGGACTGGAAGGCGCGCGGCCTTATGGCCCCGATCGAACTGGAACAGGCGCCGGACTATAAGTTTTCAGATCTGGAAATGAAACTGTATTACAAAATTTGTATATAAAGCAACAATGAAGGGAGATTTAACCATGGCGCAATTAAGCAAAGCCCTATTCAGTAGCACAAAGGAAGACTGGGCGACGCCACAGGACTTTTTCGACAAACTGGACGAAGAATTTCACTTCGATCTGGATCCTTGCGCAGACGCAGAAAACGCGAAGTGTAAGGAATATTTCACAAAAGAGGAAAACGGACTTTTGAAGGATTGGGGGGGGCGTCGCGTCTTCTGCAATCCACCATACGGCCGAACATCAACGGGCGAATGGATCCGGAAGTGTTACGAAGAAGCGAAGAAGCCCGGAACGATTGTCGTTGCACTTATTCCGGCGCGCACTGACACAAGGTTTTTTCACGATTACATATACCACAAAGCGGAAATTCGCTTCGTTAAAGGCCGCCTGAAATTCGGCGGCTGCAAGGACGCGGCGCCGTTCCCGTCTATGGTGGTTATTTTCGGAAAGGAAAAAGAGCATGAAGAGACAGAACACGCCGGCAGCAGAGGAACCGGCAAAGAAGAAGCGTAGACGCAGGGCCACAGATCCAAAAACGGGCCTTACAGTATTTGAGCCGAACACGGTTTATTTTAACGATTATCTGGAAACATACATAGGCGCAAAATGGCAGGCGATAAAAAACAGCCTTTACGACGCAGGTTATCAGGTCTTAGAAGTAAGCCGGTACCGTGACGGCCTTCTGGACGACTTCAACCGTATTTGCGCCGAAAATAACTATCACGGCATTGTTTAAGAGACAGAAAGGAGATCTAACCATGGACAAAGAAGAACAAACACTTGACGAGTTTAGAGAAGAAAAGAGAAAAAAGAAAGCCCAAATGACGGCAATGCAAAACCTGCCTTACGAAATAAAGGTAAAGCGCGCAGCTATTCGCGTAAGGGAGTTTATTGAGAAATGCGACGAACTCGGGTTCAATACACACGTATCAGTGGGGGGGCTTGACAGTATAACACTTTTATATTTTATCAGAAGTTTAGGCTATGACATTCCGGCGATCTCTGTCAGCGGACTTGAAGATAAAAGTATTATAAAAATTCACAAAGAAATAGGCGTACAAAGCTTGAAACCGGGAAAGCCAAAAACGGAAGTATTACAAGAATTTGGGTTTCCCGTATTAAGCAAAAGAATAGCCGGAAAGATCGAGACTTTACAACACCCGACAGAGAGAAATAAAACGGTTAGACATGCGATTATAACGGGAGAGTGCGGAGCACAGGGACATTTTGCGAAAAACAGCAGAATGAAACTTCCGCAGAAATGGCTTGAATTATTCGCGGGATATGAAAACGAGAATGAAGGAACAAATTATGAGATTGCACCATTCAAGGTTTCAAACAAATGTTGTCTTTATATGAAAGAAAAACCATGCGACAAGTGGGCCAAGGAACACAATAGTAAACCATTTTTGGGGCTTATGGCTTCAGAGGGCGGGCAAAGGGAAGACGCACTGGTAGAACATGGGTGCAACTACTTCGGAAAAAATGTTATAAGAAGCGCACCGTTTGCGCCATTTTTAAGACAAGACCTGTTACAACTTGCGTTAGATCTAAATGTGCCAGTACCGGAAATATACGGGAAAATAGAAAGAAAAACAGACGGGACTTTATATACAACAGGAGCGCAAAGAACGGGGTGTCAAATGTGCGGTTTTGGGGTACACATGGAAAAGCGCCCGCACCGCTTCGATAAATTAAGACAAAGGAACCCGAAAGAATGGGAATTTTGGATGTATAAATGTTGCACAGATCCAGACACGGGCGAAAAGTACGGTTGGGGCCGTGTTCTGAATTATATCGGCGTTGAATGGGAAGACGAATACCCAGAAGCCGCGGAGCAATTAGAACTAAAACTGTAAGATAGAAAGGAGATCTAACCATGAGCGACGTTGTAAAACGCGACCTTTACGGACTTATCGACAAGGAACTGGAAGCAGCAAACCAGAAGTTTCCGCTTTTTAATTCCACACATGAAGCCTTCGCGGTAATTCTGGAAGAAGCAGAGGAAACAAAGGAAGAAGCGGGAAACCTTGATATTTTAATGAATAATTTCTGGATCGGCGTGAAAGAAAACCACGATCCGGAAGCACTGCACGAAGAATTAACAGGCATTTATAAAACGGCCCTTGATCTGGCCGTGGAAGCGATACAAACCGCAGCCATGGCCCGGAAAGGCATTATTAGCAGTATAGACCTTCGGGCCGTGGATCAATGCTTATCAGAGACAGAAAGGCGGGGTGAATTATGAACCAGAGAAAAGCGATCGAAGCAGCACTGGCAGAAATGGGGATCACGAACGAAACACAGCTAAACGACGCGATCCGAAATATGAAGCCGCTTAATTTGTCTTTAATGGCAGACCGGCAGCAGGAAAGGAAGGCGAGTTAATGGACCTTAACGGAAATCAGGTAATAGCCGTAGATTTTGACGGGACACTTTGCAAGCAGGCGTGGCCGGAGATTGGAGAGGAAAACGAGATCCTGATCGAACACCTGAAAGAACAGCAGGCAGCAGGCGCCCGCCTGATCCTATGGACAAACAGAGAAGGCGACCTTCTGGAAGAAGCGGTGGAGTGGTGCAAGGCCCACGGCCTAACATTCGACACAGTAAACGCGAACCTTCCGGAACTGATCGACCTATACAAGAACGACTGCAGAAAGATAAACGCCGACATTTACATAGACGACAAGGCAGTGAACCCGGTTCCGTACAGACACGCGGCCGGAATGTTCGGCTTTAACCCATACGCAAACCCGATCGACAAGGCAGAATTTGAGAAAAGGAGATCTAACCATGTGGAAAAGAATTAAAAGAGCGATCAGAATCGCAAGAAGAAACAGCAAGGCCAGAAGACAGAGAAAGAGAACAAGCGAAATTCTTCTGGCAATATTCACCCTGACAAATTGCGGGACGCTGCAGGAATTGGAATATCACACCGGATATTATGCAGGAACCGCGGATCAGGCGGCAGCAGTCGGAGAAATAACCAGAGAGCAGCGCGGCCAGATCTTACGGGTTCTTCACTATATCAGCGCAGGGGAACGTGAAAGACTTGAAAATGAGTAACAAAAAAACGGGCTTGAAAGGCGGGGGCCTTTTCAAGTCCGTTCATTGGAAATCTAACCTAAAATCATTATATCAGAAAGGCGGGGAAAGTCAATGGTAAAAACACATGAGAAAAGCCGCATTTATGCAGTAGTAGGAACGGACAATGTAAAGAACATTGAAAAGGTTGTTTTGCAGATGGAAGCAACGGGGCAGACAAGAGGCGGTTATCTTATATATTTAGTCGAAACCGTGGCCGCGGAAGACTACGACCGCACAACAGCAGAAGGCCGGGCTGCAGCAGCAGAAAAGGAACTGGAAGAGTACAAGAAGGAACTTTTCGAGACAACGGACAGCCTGAACGCAGAAAAAGAAGCATTGGAAGAATTACTGGAACAGGCGCGAGACACGGACGGCAATTATAGAAGGAAACTTGACGAAGCGGCACAGGAAAACGCCGAACTTCGCAAGGCCCTTACAGAGTGCCGCCGGATCTTCGGAGAATTACCGCCGGAAATAGAAAGATTACTGAATAACGAAGAAGGAGAAAAAGACAATGGTTACACTTGCACAATTTAGAGAAATTACAGAAGGGCTTCCGGGAGATTTTGAGATCCGGATCGAAGCGTGTTTCACGCCAGAGGGAAACAAGACGGCGTCGTGTTTTGAAATGATGTATTCCAAAGGAACGAAGGAAGTTGTTCTTCTTCCGGAAGCGGTACATATTAGCGACGGCGAAACAGGCCTGACAGTAAAACACGAAGAAAAGCCACGAAAGGCAATAACAAAATAAAGAACAAATGTTCTATTAAATAAAAGCCCGGACGCAAAATAGAAGCGGCCGGGCAATTCAGCAGCAGGAAGAAAACGGCAGCAGTCGAACAGACTTTCTTCTTATATATAAAGTATTTTCCTTTACCGTCCTTGTAATGGGTATTAGCAAATCGACGAAGTATATATTTTTATATTTTAAGATCTGGATCCGTAGAGGAAGGAGAGAAGGGAAAGGCGGGGGAACATGAAAAGAAAGACATTCGATAATTACGACTATGAAGAAGCGTTCCCGGTGGATCTGGATCGCGACATACAGAAAAAAGCAAGAAAGAATTTCGAGAAGGAACACCCGCTGCAGGTTCCGGACTATGAAGAACAGTGGAAAGAGCAGCAAGAGAAATTAAAAGAATGGGAACTGGAACGGCTACTGAAAGAAGGGAAAGTGGAAAGCCTTTACAGAACTACCACCACAAAGGCGAAGAACCTTCAAAGCGGATCGGAATTACTGGAAGCGCAGATCTACCCGTCATTTTGTCACAAAGCGGACGTTCCACACACAAAGAAGGGCAGAGAAAGCAAGCCTTCACAAAAAAATCTGAATGACAAAAATTCAAGGCGCTATTTTATACGCCTTGCAAATATAAATTTCGGTGAAAACGATCTATGGTGTACGTTCACATGGGACAAAGAACACATTCCGGCAGACGAAGCAGCGGCCGATCGAGATATAGCGAACTTTATTCGCAAGATAAATTACAGACAGAAAAAAGCAGGCCGGGAAAATATCAAGTATCTAATCATTCCAGTGGTAGACGGAGCAGAACACCCGCACGTCCACATTATCATGACAGGGCAGGGGATAAACAGGGACGAATTAGAAGGATTGTGGACAAAAGGGGAAAGATCCAACACCCGCCGCATAAAGCCAGACAAAGACTTTCTTCTTTCGGGCGTTGCTACATACATGATGAACAACAGGAAGGGGAAGAGAAAATGGAGAGGTTCAAAGAACCTTGTAAAACCGAAAGAACCTACCAGAAGTTATTCAAAGTTCAAAAAAAGGACCGTTGAGCGCATGGCCCACGATTACGAAACATTAAAAGCCGAAATGGAAAAGGCCTATCCGGGTTATAAATTCCTTGACACCGAAGTGAAATACAACGGAGTTACGGCGGCCTTTTACATATACGCCCGCATGGTGCGGAATTGAAACGAAGGGAGAAAAGAAAAATGAACCTTGCAAACATGAAACGTTCCGAGACAACGGAACAGATCGGCCTTATAAACTGGGCCAGAGCGAACGAAGAATATGTTCCAGAATTACGACTTCTTCACCACATACCGAACGAAGGGATCCGGACAAATGGGCCGGTATTGAAAGCAGCAGGAATGAAAGCAGGCGTTCCGGATCTGTCTTTGCCGGTTCCGCGCCGTGGCTTTCATGGTCTGTATATCGAAATGAAATTCGGGAAAGGGAAGACCACAAAAGCACAAGAAGAGTTTATGGCGCTTCTTCGGGAGCAGGGCTACAAAACGGCGGTGGCATACGGAGCAGAACAGGCCCGCGAAGTGATCCGGCATTATCTGGCCCGCGGGGAAGGGTTTGATCTGGTGAATTGTGAACACGCTTTCAAAATGTGCGGATATTGCGAAGGCGTGGCCGTGGACTGGGCGCCGTGTGAAAAATGCCAGTTCTTAAAAGCGAACAAAGAGAGGGGGAAGAAATAATGTTCTTCAAAAAAACGGTACTGAAAAGAATGTTGAAATCAGCATACACAGGCGCAGGCCTTACGGTGGGGCATACGCCGGAAACAGACGAAGAGGAAGAAGGTTATTACCTTTCTTCCGGTTGGTGGGTTTTATGGTTCAAAGCGGGAATGTTCCCGAAAGAAGCTAAAGCGGCAGTTATTGAGTTATGCGGAGAACTTCCGGCAGTTGGGGAAGTATTCAAAGCAGAAAAGGACTTCGGGAACCAGTACGAAATTGAACAGAAAGAGATCTTTAATCTTCCGGAAGCCTTCAAACGTTGCACGATAGATTATAGAGTAACAAACATCATGCAGCAGCAGGGGAAGACATTGATCCGGATCTTACAGGCAGAGGAAGGCCGGAACGTTTGCGCGGTGTCAGAAGTGTTTCTGGATCTGATCGACCTGAAATCTATTGACTACGAAAACGGAGAAACGGAGCCGTTCGGACCGTGTGCAATAAGTCCGGAAGCCCCGTTCGTGTACTGGGGGAATGATTGTTGCTATCTTATGGCAGGAAGAAGAACTTCGGACGGGGAAACAGAAGCGGAGTTCTGGAAGTACCTTGAAGGTACAGAGATAGTATAAACACACAGGGAAAGGGGGCCGCCACGGTTGGCGCACACGATAGACGAAGACACGAAGAAAATAGTAAAAGCGATCGTTCACGGCGACCAGAAGCGGCAGAGCAGGCGCAGGGCGGGCAAACATACAGACTTCGACAAAAAGGCAGCGGAAGCGATAAAGGCAGCAAAAAAGGAATTGCCACTGGAAGGAACAGATCCAGAGGTCCGGCGCCACATTATCGACAAACTATACACAAGCCTGTTATATAACACACCTTGGGAGTTGTTAGGGGAAACGTATTGTTGTCGCCGGTTGTTCTACGAATACCGGAAGGAGTTCTGTTATCTGATAGCGGTACACATGGAGATTATAGAACCAGAAGGCGGCAGCAGGCAGCAGGCGCCCGGAAAGTAGGTCAGAAAAGGCCGGCGCCGTTGGATAGAATGAAAGAAGGTGAACGAATGGCGAAAGAATGGACAAACGGTTTCTATACGTCGAAGGAGTGGAGAAAGACACGCGACGCATATTACCGGATCCAGTGTGGCAGGTGTGAACGTTGCATGGCCGAAGTTCTAGCCGGAGCGCGAAGGGTTGAAGACATCAACCCCGGAATAATTGTTCACCACAAAAAAGAATTAACGCCGGAGAACATAAACGATCCGGCGGTGGCGCTGTCCTTTGATAACTTAGAACTGTTATGTGATGAACACCACAACAGGCAGCACAAGGCGAAGGCGAAGCGCTACACGTTCGACGCAAAAGGAAATTTGATCGAAAGCAAATAAAAAATATTTTTCCATTCCACGAACCCCACCCCCCCGGTATTTCTTTTTCGGGCCTTCCAAAGAGAACCGAGGGAGTGAGGTCAAAAAAACTCTGCAAGTCGCGCGCACATAGAAGGGGGGTTAAAATATGCCAGAAAATACGACGACAACGAAAAACAAACCACAAAAAAGAACTAATTATCTGACAGAAGGAAGGATAAAGAAAGAGAAAGCAAAACTTTCTGAAATGTTCGCGGGGATCGAAGACGAGGACCGGCGAACCCTTGTAAATTCAGTGATTGACGAAGCGGCCTTCCTGAAAGTCGCACTTCTGCAGGCCAAAACAGAATTGAAAAAAGAGGGCCTGACAACCGAAACGAAAAACGCTTCGCAGAAATTCATAAAAGCCCACCCTTCAACGGCAATTTATGAAAAATACGCGCGGCAATATACCCAAATTATTAACCAGTTGATCGAATATTTACCGCCAAAAGAGAAGAAAAAAGTTTCAAAATTGGCGGCGCTTCGTGATGAATAAGCAGGCACATAATTATATTTTTGAATACCACGACGCGATCACGTCGGGGCGTATTCGGGCCGGTAAATGGATCAAAGCGATCTATAAAATTCTGGTTGAGGGTATCAAGAACGGGGAATGGGTTTTCGACCAAAAGAAGGCCAACAAGGCGATCAAGTTCATAGAAAACTACTGTCACCATTCGGAAGGCAGAAACGACCTTCTAAAGTTGGAATTGTGGCAGAAAGCGATCGTTTCCGCGATCTTCGGTATTCTGGACAAAAACACCGGGTACCGGCAATTCAGGGAAGTTTTTCTGGTGGTTGCAAGAAAGAACGGTAAAACCCTATTCGCCGCCGCGATCATGGCATACATGGCATATATAGACGGAGAATACGGCGCGAAACTGTACTGTCTGGCCCCAAAATTGGAACAGGCCGATCTTGCATACGACGCATTTTATCAGATTGTGCAGCAGGACGAAGAACTTTCCGAGATTAGCAAGAAGCGCCGTTCGAATATTTATATTCAGGAGTTCAACACGACCATAAAGAAGATCGCGTTCAACTCTAAAAAGTCCGACGGTTTCAACCCGCATTTTGTACTAAACGACGAAATGGAAGCGTGGCCGGGCGATCAGGGCTTGAAACAATACGACGTTATGGCGTCGGCACTGGGAGCCAGAAAACAACCGCTTATTTTGTCAACGTCAACGGCGGGTTATGAGAACGACGGAATTTACGACGAACTTATGAAGCGATCAACGGCGTTCCTGAAAGGCAGAGGAAAGGGCGACACAGAAAAACGCCTTCTTCCGTTCCTGTTTATCATTGACGACGTGGAGAAGTGGGACACCCGCGAAGAATTAGAGAAGTCAAACCCGAACTTGGGCGTTTCCGTATCGTGGGAATACTACGAAGACAAGATCGCCGTTGCAAAGAAATCACTTGCAGCAAAAGCGGAGTTCTTGACGAAGTTTTGTAACATCAAACAAAATTCTTCGATTGCATGGCTTGACTATGTGGACGTAGAAAGGGCAGCAGGACAGCACTTCACCCTTGAAGACTTCCGCGGGTGCTATTGCGTGGCAGGAATTGACCTTTCCAGAACGACGGACCTTACGGCCACTTCGCTCATTATCGAAAAGGACGGGAAGAACTATGTTATTACAAAATTCTTCATGCCGCGGGAACGCTTCAAAGTGGCGATCAACGAAGAAAATGTTCCGTACAACATTTTTGAACAGCAAGGCTTCTTGAAAATATCCGGAGAACATCAGGTGGACTACAAAGACGTGTTTAACTGGTTTATTGAACTTGTAAAGGTTTACAAGATCAAACCGTTAAAAGTAGGCTATGACCGTTATTGTGCGGGCTATCTGGTGCAGGAAATGAAAGAAGCGGGCTTCCACATGGACGACGTATATCAGGGAACAAACCTTACACCGGTATTACATACCTTTGAAGGCGACTTGAAAGACGGGGCGTACTGTCTGGGCGAAAACAATCTTCTTCGCGCGCACCTTCTGAACGTGGCCGTTGATATTAACATAAACGACAGCCGCATGAAGCCGGTAAAACTGGAAAAGCGCGCACACATAGACGGCGCCGTGTCAATCTTCGACGCGTTGGCCGTGAAAATGAAATTCCACAAAGAGATCGGGAGACAACTTACAAACGCAGCGTAAAAAGAGGGCTTCGGCCTTCTTTTTTGCCACCTGAAAGTAGGTCAGAATTTCACGATCTTTTTTTGTACGATTGAAGCATGGAAATTTAACCGGAATTACAGGACGAAGAACAGGGGGTGAAGACAAACGGGAATTATAAAAGATTTTTTGAATTATAGGCGTTTCAAGTATAGCCCGATCTTCACGATCCGCGGTGAATATTCAGCCGGGGGCGGTCTGGACGATAGTGACATTATAGGATCTATCGAAAATTGCATAGCGGTAAACGTGGCGAAATTAACGCCGCAGGTTATGAGAAAAGACGCCCGCGGAATGACAATAAAAGACGACTATCTGGCCCGCCTTCTTTCTTTGAGGTGGGCGCCGGAGCTATCAGCATACGACGCACTTTACAAAATGGCGGCGACACTGGTTAGAAAGTCAAACGCCTTCGCGGCGGTGATGTATAAC